GAGCTGCTCAAGGTCGCGGGCGTACGTCGTGTCGGGAAGCTCGGCATCCACACGGAGGCCACGATCATCCTCAGCGAGGGACAGGGTCCCGGACCGAGTGCTGGCGAGGACCATGTCCGAGTTGTGGTTCAGGTACATGCGAACGTCGTTATCGCGGGCAAGGGTCCGCTTGAACGCTCCGGGGGCAATGACTTCGGTGAAGTCACCGTTGGCTCGGTCCCAGAGTCGCTCGGACGGACTGTTGAACACGGCCGCATACCCCGAGAACCGGACGGGCTGATCGGCCGGCGCATCCGTGCCACGCTCCTCAAGAACGACCGGGATGGTGACCTGACGGAACTCGACGGTCTTCCCGTGCGACTTCCGGGACTCGATCGGCGTCTGACGGGCTCGGGGCATCAGGTCATCGGCTTCATCGTCGGCCATCGTTGTCGGACCGTTGGGAATCGCCGTGCTTGCCGTCGATGCCAGGGGAGCGTCACGAACAAGGTCCGCGGGGATCAGCGACAGTTTGCAGAGACCGTTCGGGTCAATGGTGCCAGCCACCCATTCGCAGGCGCGCGGTCCTTCGTAGGACACACAGTTCGCACAGTTCAGGCCACGCTCAGCCCACGGGTTGTCAGTGCCCTCGACGTAGTACGCACCGTCTGGACCCCACGACTGATCGAACTGGCCGCACTCGGCGACGATCTCGCCGATCTCATGGCCGAGCTCAAGCTGCCGCTTTGAGAAACGCATCGGCTGATCCACGTCCAACAGGTCCGCGTTCACACCCTCGTCGGTCATGGTGACGTCGAGAAGGTGATCGGGGGTGCCGATGTTGATGACCTCACGAATGTCGGTCACAAGTGCTCCTGAATCAGGTCGTGGTATCGGCATCGGTGCCGAGCGGGTACTGCTCGGGCGTGATGACGTTGCCGTTCATGGACAGCCAGAATCGGTCGCCTCCGCCATAAGGCTCCAAGCCTTCAATGCGGCGCGCCTCGTTCGGGCTTCGGATACCGGACTCGATCGCGGTTCGGTGTGCGTTGAACCGGCTGATCGTGTCTGCTCGCAGGAACTCCTGCGTGTCGAACTTGATGTACTTCGGTTGCGTCAACAGGCCCGAGAACGCTTCCTCAAGTCGGCGCAGCCAAGGGAGGAGCGTGAACTGGACGAAGTTGATGCCAGCCTGTTCGACGTTCTGGTACGTCTGCGTGTCCCCAGGCGCCCCGATCATGTGCGGGGGAATACGAAACACGCGAGCGATTTCACCGAGCTGGAACTGCTTCGCCTTGTCCAGTTCCATGTCCGCAGCGGACGTCGTAATCGGACGCCACCTGAGACCGTTCGTCAGAACCGCGGGCTTCCGATGCCGATTGTGGGTGACGTTCCACGTTTCCCGCAGGGTCTGAGCCTGCTGCGGCGTGATGTCCTGATCCGTCTCCAACACTGACGACGGGGTCGCACCCTCACCGAAGAACTGTGCCTCATGCCGTTGGGCAGCGAGCGCAATGCCAATCGTGTTCCGGTGCTCCTCGAGGGGACTGATGCCACGCAACGCTTGCGCCGGCGTCCACCACCTGATGTGGAGAATGTTGTTCGGATCAACATACGAACCCCGGACGTAGTACTGCCGGGTCCGATAGTCGATTGAGTACACGTTCACGAACTGCGGGTGGATCGGCGTGAGACCGATCGGAGCATTCAGGTTGTCCCGATCCACAAGGATGTACGCATTCCCATGAAGGGCCATTGACGTCATCGTCTGGTGGATGAGCTCGTACTGGGTAATCGTCGGAGCCGGAGTCACCATGAACGGCGGCGTGTTCACCACCGTCTGCAGGTCCCCACGCTTCTGAAACACCGAGAACGGCAACCCGGCAACCGAGTCAGCGAGGAGTCCCACACATGCCATGACGGCACTGATCTGCAGGGCCGTAACCTCGTTGACTGCCTCGCCCGCATAGTTCGACGGGATCGAGAAACCTTGCTGAGCAAGGGGATAGAAGTTGTCGGGTGGCGAGTACTTGCCCCGAAGGAACAGGCTCATCGGCTAAGGCTCCAACTCAGAGCGAACAGGCAGAACCCGAGAACGATCAGCCCTGCCGGCACCCAGATCAACGCGACCCCAGTCACCACAGCGACGATGGCAGCGATCTCAAGGACGGTCGTCAGACGCTCGATCATTCGGGCTCACTCCACGGGTCCACGATCGCCGGAGCGAGCACCGGCTTCAGGTCAGTTGCGAGCGCATCCAGACGGGCCTGAAACGCCAGCACCGCGGCAACCGCGGCGTCAATCTTGTGAGGGGACCGATCCGTCTGCTTGACGATCAGATCCCCATGCCGGGTGTGCTTCACCCGAGCGTTGAACATGTGACGGGCGAACACCCGGTCCCCATCGTGAGAGACCGTCGCGTTCTTGATCGCACCAGTCAGTGCCTCCACTGCTTTCGCCATCTGTGGAGTCCGATACGTTTCGAACGCAGCGATCCCACAGTCGTCGAACTCGGTGGACCAGCGGACCAGCTCCTCACGCCACCACGGCGGGTCCATGTACCCACGGACCACCCGGTACTCGTCACAGGCCCGAACAACGACCGCATCAACCTCGGCTCGAGGAACCGTCCACTCCTGGACGCCCTGCGGCTTCTCCCACACTCCCAACAGTTTCAAGAACCCATCGGAAACCCGACACGCCACAAGGGCCGTCGCGTCATCCACGGCTCCACCGTCGAACCCGAGGGTGATCGTGTCGCCCGCTTCCAACGCCTTCCGGGACTGCAGGGCCTGCCAAAGCTTCGGCTCCACCCACTGATCCGACGTCGTCACGATCTGGTTCAGGTAGAAGCGCCTGGCATCATCCGGGTCCGTTGCCGGATCGTTGATCTCATCGACCAGCCGATCCACGTCCACCCACTTCGCATCCCCATACGCAGAGCGCAGCGCCTTGCGAAGGTCGCGACGGTTCTTCAACGACCGGACCTCACCGACCTCGGTCGCGTCGTAGAGCAGACCGTCAGCCTTATCAACCGCAGCCTGATGCGAATCCTCGGCCACACTCAACTCGCCAGGCCGGTACGCATTCGTCGTCTCAAACGTGCGGGCATTCATCTTCGCCGTGTTCCGGCGCAGCGTGTCCGCCAACTTCTTCCCGCCATTCTGCGGCGTCCACAGATGCGTCTCATCCATCACACAGAACGTGACGGGCTGCCCCAACCGAGATCCGCTCGAGGCCGTCACCGGCTCCAATCGGCCCGGTGTGCCCTTCACATAGATCCGGGTGATCCCCACATCCAGTCCGAAATCACCAACCGCATCGGAGTTCTCCAACGATGCGAGGAGCTGGACGTAGGTGTTGTCCGTCTGATCCTCGGAACACGCAGCGATCTGAACCCACGGAGTCAAATGCCGACGACCGACAGGGTCCCCATCCGCATTCCATCCGTCGAACATGACCGGTCCGCACAGTTCACCCAGGGCGATCGCCGCGAGCAATGGAGACTTCCCCCATCCTTGCGGCCGGCGCACCGACCCGCGCCGATACCGCCACGCCCCACTCTTCGGATCGAGCGCATACCAACGAACCACGATGGACGCTTGTTCGTCGGTGAGCTCCAACGGCTGCCCGTAGAACGGACCAGACGGGACCCGCAGGTAAGTCGAATACCAGTCGAGAAGATCCCATCCGAGGCTGGGGAACTCCCCCTCATAGGCGGGTTCACGCCACGGCATCAGCTCGCGTCGACCACCTTGAGGCGCTGCTTTCGAGTGGGCTTGATCGGCATCGGCATCACGTCGGCCTCTTCGACGATCCGCCACCGCAACTGCAACATGGCCTTCGGGTTCAGGCCGTGCCGGTCCTCGAGCTGCCGCATCTCATTCGACAACGACGTAGCCGGGGCCTTTTCCTTGATGAGATCGTCGAACAGGACCGCTAGGCGAGTAAGTGTTCGACCCGACTGGTCCCACGCCGTTGCCTGCGGACAGGACCACAGGTCCTCCCACCATGCGATCGTCGACAGTGACCAGGAACGCAGATCCGGCAACTTCGGTGCCGGCCCGGGGCGACCGGCCGCCGGCAGAAGCGTCCATTCGAATGACGTGGATGGGCTGTGCCCGTGCCGCTCGTTTTCGGGCTTGGGATAGCGACCGCCGCCAGCCATCACACTGTTCCGATCATCATCAGTTGCTCGCCCTGAGCGCGATCGTGCTTGCTGAGATTGCACCACAGGTGTGCTGCTCGCACGTTGACGTAGGAGTGCCGACCGCCTCGAACCAGTGGAACGACGTGGTCAAGCGAAAAGGATTGCGGGTTGGGGTACTTCGTCGTCTTGGGTATGGCCTTACCGCATAGGTGGCATCGCCAACCGTCTCGCTCGGCTACGACGGCAGGGTTCACGCGCTCGTCAAACGCACCGAGCTTGCGAGCTCGCCTGACATCCCATCCGGCCTTGGTCTGCGGTCGCTTTC